AACTTCGATTATTTGAACCACTATTCTATCTTTCCTGTTGCTGGGTTAAATCGTCTTACTTTTGATGCGGCCCCTCCACCCTTAATCGGTTTTCCCAAGTCTGACGGGAAAGCACTATTGAATTCAGCAAAGTTAAATATACCGCTTGGATCGACAAAATTGTCGGCTGTGAGTAAAAACTCTTCGAGCTTGTCCAGTTTAAGATTGGCAAGTTCATCGCTATCACTAAAGAATGGTGTAATTGAGATAGTAAACCTCTCGGCCATATCATCAAGTTCTTCCTTGCTTATAACAGCGCCACTCTCAAGTCTTAATCTCGAAGAAAGTGTATCCCTTGTAAGGAAATTTATCATACGACCAGAGCCTACGCCAAATTTAGACTTTAAAACCTCTAGTTTTTTGACCTCTCCCTTTTTATTAAAGAGCAAGCTTCTAAGTAATTTTACATTGCCTATGGCTACCTTTATGCCCGAAGCCTTACCTGCGGACTCTGCTGATTTACCAGTAACAAGGAGTTTTTCTTTAACTTTCTGTGCTTCAAGCCCCGAAGCGGCGCTAACCGACCTTTTCCTATTCTGCCGAACTGCATTTACAATCTTACGCTGGTCAGGTGTGGCTTTCCTAAAGCTGGTATCAAATATTTCAAGCGTAACCTCGTTAGCCCCTGCCGTCACAGAAGGTCTATCTGCGGCGGCTCTGGTCTGTTGCTGGTTAAGCGTATCAGCCGCAGACTTTGAAGAAAACACGGTAGCGAGCGTCAAGTCCGGGTCAAACTCCTGTGGAAGACCGCTAATGTCAATATCTTGTGCCGCCACACCCTGTAAGACCTGCTGATAAAGGGGTTGTAGTTTCTGTATAGCTTCAGCCCTCGGCACGCCTTGATCGGTAAGGTTGGTAAAGCCCTGCGTAAGACCGATAGCGGCACGACCTATAATATCGTTCTGCTTAATGGCATTCGCAAAATCGATACCCGTACCAGTGCCTATAGTATTAGCTAAAGTCGCTTCCGCCTGTTGTTGTGCGGTCTGAACCTTCTGAAAGTCGAAAAGTTCCTGAAATTGTCCGGCTTCTTGAAGTCCTCGCTTGACAGCCTGTGGGTCAAGCTGACCTTGTGGGCCCACTGAACGCTGAAAGATGCCTCGCGTCTCTTCTTGTCGGGCCGCTTTTCTCTGAAAGTTTTCGAGCTGAAGTTCAGTAACCCGATTAGAAAGATTACTCGCTTGAAACGCGGCGGCTTTTTGTGCTACCCCCGCTAAATCAACACCGGGTCTAAGTTGTCCTGTAAATCCTGCCATAACTATCTCCTAAAATGCAAAGGCTGAAGGGTTGCGTGGCAAAGTTGAAGTTGGTGAGGTAGGCGTACCAGTAGAGCCCCCTAATTTAAACCCACCCGGTGAACCACCCATACCACCCGTTAGCGCGAATAGCGCATTTTCTTTCTGTTGCTGAATGATATTACTTACATCGGTAAATACGCCGGCGCGCGCTTCTCCTCTTGCTATGTCTCCACCCGCAAGTGCCTGTCCTCTAAATAATTGCGCTTGGCCTATATTGGCCGCCGTACCCGCGCCTATCTGCGCTCCTGAGGTCGTAGCGCCGCGCCCTGCTTCTGAAACACCGAATAAGCGGTTAAAAAGGTCACCTTGCGTTTGCCTAAAGCGTTGGAAGGCCGACTCAAACTCTTGTGAGCCTAATCGTTGTCCGAACTCTGTAAGCTCCTTACCGGTGCGACCTGAAAGCAAGCCACCCCTTGCCGCCGCACTCTTTTCTAATGCTTCACGGCCTGTCTCAAGTCTGAACTTAAAGCCAGGATCTTCGGCCAAGTCCTCTCCTGTGAAGGGCCGCCTGAATGCGCCCGCCTCTTCAGGGGGAAGTTCTGCGCCGCCGGGAAGACCTAAAAAACCAGAAAGCGTTGATAATGCTTCCTCCCCGGCTTCTCTAAAGGGCGCAAACTGTTCCTGTGTGACTTGGAACTGTTCACGTTGGGTCGTTATAGCCTGCCCAGCCGCCGCCGCCTGTACTTCTGCGGCCTTTTTAGCGGCTTTCTCTTTTGCTCGTCCGGCTAATATCGCCGCCCCTAATGCAACAGCCATCAGGCCACCTCCTTAATATAATGCGTTTCTGCGGCCTTATACCCGAACCGCTCGTATATATGCTTTACCTTTTCAGGCATCGAGTCGCTTAAATGAACCATAATTACCTTTTTACAGCCCTCTTCTTCAGCCCACTTCTCAAAAGTCTTTAAGAGTTTGAGACCATCTCCACGGCTTTCAGGGTTGACAAACCAGAAGAACTCTGTAGCGAGCATCTCACCGCTATTCGGGTCAGGATATTTACAGCCCCCTATAGTACCCGTGATCTCTCCGTCTTTCCGGCTTACGAAGATTACGCCATCGCCGTCATTGAGAAACATTGACCAGCTCTTCTTAAATACTTCCATGTTGAAGTCATTAAGAAATTCCGAACTCGAATAGAAGTTCTCGGCTATCACAGCCAAATCCTCTATATTCTCTATCGAAAGTCGTTCAATCATGCCGCCATTGCCTCTATGTTCGCCGTAGCGCCTATTAAAGCCGCTTTCACAGGATCAGTTATGGATAATTCAAATATTCTGTCTCTGGACGCGCCCAGCCTGTTCCAAATAATGCGCTTCTTGAATTCACCTATCTTACCAATATCCCGCCATTTCTCGTTTGACCAAGTATGGCCGCCGTCGTCACTCCACCGGAGCATGACGCGCGGGTCTTTGCCTTGTCCTAAACCTTCACCCACCCCGACCTGCATATCAACCTGTAGGCTTAAATAAGACACCCGTTTTTCAAGGTTGTGTAGGTGCTGTGTCGCTCTCGTCCTCTTAATCGGGTCTCCGGCATCGTCGAGAAAGTCAGTATTCATCTTGTATATTTTCCCGCTTTCAAAATCCCCGACCATATGTGAACCGGCAAAGAAGAAATAAGCGTTAGACCTGTGGCGTATCTCACCCGTAATCTTATAACTCGACCTTTCATGCCAAACCCCTGTGCTTAGATCGTAAACCCAAGTCTGGTTGCCTGTCGGGAAGGTCAAGACGTAAAAAGTATGGCCTTGCTCCGTATACATATAAGCTATGGCATCGGAAGTCGTGGTCATTTCGCTCATGGCAAACTCTATTGCATTTGTCGAGATACGCCTTGCGTTAAACCCCTCTTTCCTAACCACTATTTTGTCACCTGTAAGGTTGCGAGCCAGCCAAAAGAGCGTTTCGTCACCCTTTACAAGTGAAAAGGTCGCGTCAATGCCCCAATTCATTATCCCGCCGGCCACCCGCGCAAAGGGATTACCTGAAGCCGCCGCGTTATACCATATCTCTGACGTATACCGACCGAGAGAAACGAGTGTTCCATCGTCTGCGTTAATCACAGCACTAAGGTTGTCCGAGCTACTCTCTGCGGTCACAAAATCGGTAGCCGTCCAATCAAGACCATTTAGGAGGGCTGAAACGTACCATCTACCCGTATCCGGCTTATTTACGGCGAAATACTGGTCTATAAAATCAACCGTATCCGCGCCGGGGAAGTCCGGGTCTGTAATTTGAACGAATACCTCGGTATCGAGGTTATAGATATATCCATCCACACCATCAACAATCATAATCTGCGTTCCGTTGTCCGCCATTGACACGCGCCCGGTAGTGGAGTTGAGCGTACCCCGTTCAGTAACGACACCCACACGGTTGACCTCCTTAAACTTGTCACCCGAGACCGTAAATAGGTTTTTACTCGGAACATGGTACATACCCCGCATACCGTCACCGCCCACATCGGAAAACTCAAGCAATCCAGGCGTACCATAGAGGGCTATAGGGTTCTTAGCGCCCGGCCCTCCCGCTTCAAGATACCAATTAACACACCTTTGAGCGTTCACATTTGGACTGCGTGACTCATAAGCAGGCCCAACAAAGGGTATATTTACGATATTAGCCATTAATTATGCCCATCCGTAAAAATATTATAGTGCTGTCCTCGTCCTAACGTCCTTGACGGCGCATCAGAAGCCATCTCTGGCACTTCTACATTCACCCCATCGAGTGTTTCTAATGCGTCCTTTGCCTTTAACGCTAACTCTATTGGAACTGATTTGCCGAATGAGGGGGCGAGCTCTATTGCTAACTGCGTATATATCGCCCTCTTATAGCCAGGTGGCATTATTATGGTTTCAGTCTTGGTAGAGAATTGTGCAAACGGCTTCCATAGGACTAGAAAGATTGTCTCCGCACTTTTTGGCGCACGGTTAAAGAATATTTGGCCTCGTTGCGAACTAAAAGACCGCTCAAAATAGAGTTGGAATGGCCTGCCATCTGTATCCTTATTAACGATTGCCTCATAAACCGTCCTATCCTCTAAAACCTCTACAGGCAAGTCGTTATCGTTACTATCACGAATATAAGCCTGTGTGATATGTACGGGTCTCTCGGTATCAAATTCGCCACCTGTACCTATCGTATAAGTCGTCTGACCCACAACAAGGGTAAAGCTCTCGCGTTCAGTAGTAAAAATACGAGTACGCTTATTCCCCCACGTTTCGAGCATCATATTGACAATATCGAAAGCGTGTTGCTCGTCGTCAGGATCTAAGCTCTCACCCGTCGCTTGAATACCTATCTCGATATAGGCAAATTTCAGGAGGTCTTTTATGGTGGCCGTTGACATTATTAAACCTTCTTCCGCCTCTTAACGGTTTTTTTGGGTTCGTTACCCGGTTGCCCTTCGCTTACCTGCGACCCATCATCTTCCGCTACTACAGGCGCAGTCTCTACTGGCGCATCTTCCTTTACAGGATTAGTAGGCTTGCTCTCCTTACCGCCATCAGGATGGTCGAAGTAATCACCGTTATCTAAACATTCCCGCGCCTCTTCTCTGGTTTTGCAAAGTCTACCCTTACCGTCCTTGTCATATACCCATTGCCGTTGATCTCTCATTCCCTCGCTCATGCTGTCTCCTTATGATTTTTCCTGTCCTCGTTGTATTGCTTTAGCACCTAGTGTGCCAATCATAGCTATTACTTCGGGTATATTAAGCGCAATGTATACACCCTGTGTCATATTGTGGTATGTCCAGTTGAACAAGACTGTTACTATTACAAGCACGGTCATAACCCGCATTGTAGAAATCTGTCCGTTCTGCTCTTTAAGTAAATTCACGATTTCCTCCTAATCAAACTCTATCCACTCCATGAAACCAAAGGCGGTAGCGTCACTACCACCAGCTAATCTCTCACCGACGATAGCAAACACCTCACTATTGGTCGAGTCTATGTTTTGCGTGATAAAGGAATGTTGGTTTCCTTCACTTATACCTTTTGTTATTGTGGGATCGCCCTTGCCAGCTTGCCCTGCCGCTATATAGTCTTCTTCAATAACGTGCCTATCTCCACCTGTTATTGTTGTTGCAGTTACGTTATATTCTACCGCGCTGTCGTCACCCATACTTACCCATGCCCCGTTTATTGATGCTGGGTCGTGAATATGCTGTAGCTCCATATGTACGGTATTTGTTTGAACGAAAAGTCCGAAGCCTGTAAGTTGTATGGTCTTCCTGTTAGGCCCAGAGTCTGAACCAAAGGCGGCTTTTAATCTTATAAGAATTATCGGCTGTAAACTGCCCGTAGTTACCGTTATACCTGTTACGTCGTTACTCTTGGCAAACCCTACACCACTTAACCGCTCGCCACCCTCTGAAATAACCGCGCTACATATTTCTCTTAAAGTATTAGTACCGGCCGTTGCCCCCGTGTTCGTTATCTCGTAACGAACGGGGAGGCTAGGCGTACTCATATAAGGCAACGCCAAAGCGTTGCTATTGATTATTTCGTGGGCATATACAAGCGTTCCGCCAACGTCAAACCCGAAACGTATGCGTCCTGATCCGAGCCACTGAAAATCAATAGTTAGTATTTGTGTCTTAGTAAAATCTAGCGTTACACCACTAGGGCCGTTCCCGTCAAAAGTATCTAAATTCCAATCCGCTTGCTCTATCTTAGTATCGACCGCCGAACCACTTGCCTTAGTTCTTCTGGCAAGTCTTATCCCCGAACTATCTTGTTCAAGGAATAGCCCATTAAAAATATCAAAATAACCTACCCGGCGCTGAACATTTGTTATAGAAGAACCTAAGACAAATGTAATATCTACACGCTGTGACTTGCCGGGCAAATAAGAAAAGTACCTATGGGTCTGTCGTGCCGCCGAGTCGCCCGAGCTTGCGCCCACTTGTAGTATAACGCTAGCTTCATCACGGTTGTGGGAGATATGAGAGCCGGTATTAGCCGTAACCACATCTGCCGTAAAACCACTCGTTCCTCCTTCTATCTCCTCACCCACTTCATAGTCGTTATGATTGACCGTGTAGGTTATGGTAAGAGAGCCGCCATCTACTGCTGTTATTGTGCCTATAGTGCCTGAATCTGCACCTGTTACGGTCTCGCCTACCTCTGGAGTCCCAACAGCGAGATTTTCATAAACGATTATCGCCCCGACAATAGGCTCTTCCCAAAGCGTCTTGTTGCGGTTATGAATATTTTTATTGCCCCAAAGGTCTATAGGATTGCTAACACGCAATCTGCCAAAGGCATCAACGGTGTTAGAGTCTGAAAAAGTAACACTTGAAGTATTTGAAGTTGTACCGTATTCCCCAACGGCTATAGCCATACTGACCGCCGGGCTAGAGCCACCCGTTAGATTAGTTAGATTACCCCTTATATATGCTACCGCAACGCCTTTAACGACGAATATGGCATAACTAGCGTCTAATTCAGCCTGTGTGAGGCTGTGAGCGCCTAGAATAACCCAATCTGTGCCGTTTATAGACCCTTCAAGGCTTACGTTGGCCGCCGTAGGCGATCCTGTGACTGAAACACCAACGGAAAAGGCGCTCTTCATCCTCCCTGTAGGGGCGGTTTCGGCCATTACATTATAGAAAGTATTAGATGCACCTAAAGTGCCGACATTACTTAAGAGCGGCAAGCCTTTTGTGGTGATATTATTCGTTGCAAAGGCCGAGCCCGTAAGTAAGCAAAGAAAAGTTATTAGTAAAAATATTCTCTTCATTCTAAACCCTTAGATTAAGTTAAAGGGAGAGGCCCGAAGACCCCTCCCCCGTGACTTATGCGAACGGTGTAGCAAGTGTGCCTGAACTGCCGACTAAGCCATTAACTATCCATACCGTAGCAGAGATAGCCTCGAACTCTACAACCGTGCCGAGTAGGCCGCCTGTGGTAGTTCCGTTCATGGTCATAGTAACGTGACTTGCCGCATCTGCGACCTGACCTTCTGAAACGGCATTAGCAATAATGAACTGCTGAATACCGCCGCCTATAAAGATAGCCGCGTCGTTTGTCTTGATGATATGATTATTACTCGTTACCGCAGTCGTTACGATAAACTTGAATTTCATACCAGCAATAGGTACAGCCGGAAGTGAAACAATGCTTCCCGCCGCCGTATCGAGTAAGAAACTCTTACCTGAATCACTCGCGACAAGTATTTTTGCGGCTCCAACCGCTTCTGCGGCTCCACCATGCAGGCCGGGAGCTACAGAACCCTCTGACGAATTACCGCCGAGCTGTTCTAGTTCTGAATTAGTTGCTGTTATTGCCATCTTTATACCTCCAAACGGAAAAGAATTTCCGGGTTAAGTTAACCGAGCACCCTACACGCGGCATCCGGGCGAAGCGTAGACCAACCGTACAGTACGTCAGTCCTCGTCGGCGTTCTATCGCTATTGATGTCGTAAGACGAAACAACCCTAAGATTGTAACCGTCGTGGTCTACTCTTGTGGAAAGAGCTACACCACCAGGCATCTCAAGGGGCGCCATTACGAGCGCGAATGCTTCGGGATGATATACGATATTGATCGGGCCGGCGGTATCTTCAGTACCAGCCCATGTTACAGCCGCACCGTCAGCCGGTAGAGCCGTAACTGTCTGCCTTGCCTCATCCGTGCTATCAATCATGGCCGGGCTTATCGCAACGGTCACTTCGTTAGAACCACCAGTTACATCGGCGGTCACAACGAACTGCCGCGCCACACCTGTGTCATTCCCGTTATCGGGGTTGATCGAGTTAACATCGGCAATGGTGAAAACATCGCCTTTCTTGATAGCCGGGGCTCCCGCCGTAAACGCATCCATCGTGATAACGGTATCACCGCTAGTCACACCAGACGGCTCATCTACCAGAACAGTTCCGGCAAAAGTACCCGTAAGATGTGAACTGATATTCTGGGTCATGACGAAGTCGCCACCAAGACCCTGGCCCATAAGACCCTTCTCGTACTGTGACTTGATGCGCTCTGAAGACTGAAAGAGGCCAGTAAGAGCATTCACGGTAGCCGCCGTAGCAAACGGAGTAGCGGCGGCGATACGACTATCGAGCGGCACAGCGAAGTTGCTCAAGGTTGCGTGAGCATTTAGCCATACAAGAGCCGTATTTGGAGTTGTACCCTGCGTGCCGACCTGATTGGAGATGTCTGCAAACTTAGCAAGCCCGTCAGAGTCAATCTTCGAGGCGAGTTTAGAGAAGGCATTACCAATCTTCCTATTTGCGGAGCTGGTCAGCCTGCTTGTAGTACCACTTACCTCAAGCGTTGCTTCTTGCGTAGTGAAACTCATCGCAATGTGCTTGCGGTCAGTTATGGTCACATTGACCGTCTCTTCATCGCTATCCTGCACTACTAGATCTGCGCCATCTACCACTTTGTAGCGGTCGAAGACACGAACTCTTAGTACAGAGCCTATCTTTGCGCCCTCAACTCCAAAATCGTTATCATAGTCACGAGTAACGTTCTTAGAGAAGATGTTGTTGTTGGTAAACTGGCGTAAAGCCTCGTTCCCAACCATATCTATAAACTGGTTAGTATTTGACATAACCTAATTTACCTTTCTATTGCTGTGCCGCATTCCCAGCTCTTTCTTCAGCATTGCGGCGCGCCATGTATTCGGCGGCTGTCTCTTTACCTGAACCGCCTGTACTTGTGCCACCACCAGAAAAATCCTTGCCGGGGCTTGCGGCATTGGTTGTTGTTTTTTGTGTAGGAGGCCCGACATCAAACTTTGCTTCGAGCTTTCCTATCTCCCTAGCCTGTTCAAGGTCGGAGAGTGAAGCTATACGTCTGGCCTCATCAGGGTTTTTGCCAAGATGGTAGACAATATCGTGCGGTTTACCGCTTGCCATGACCTGATTAGTAAAAGATGGTTTTAACCTCATCCTATCTAGATCACCTGCGACCGCATCAAAATTATCTAACCTCTCTACCGCACCTTCGTAACCCGCCCCATAATCACGCCGGTTATCGCCCACCTTCTTTTTATTATCTGCTTCGGTGGCCTTAGTTGCGCTTTCTGTAGCGTTTAGACCTATGCGGTAGTCAACAAGAGCATCTTCGTAACCTTCATCAGTCTCGAAGTTATCCCTATTGGGTCTACCCTGTGGCATAGAAGCGACGTTCTTAGCGTCAAGTTCTGCTTGTAGAGCATCACCGCGCGCCCGTTCATCTGCCGCCTCTATTTGAGCCGTAGTCTTCTCTCTTCTCGACTTTGCTATCTCGTGATTTTTAGCGGCCTCGGCCTTTTGCTCCTCGGTCAACTCTACGGCATCACCAGCCGCTTGTGTAGCCTCGCCTGTACTGGCGGTAGTTGAGGCGGCCAATTCCTCTGTCGTGGCCTCTGGATTACCTTCGGTTGCCGCCGAGTCGGTTTCTTTTGCCTGTTCCTCTGTCATTGTGTCCTCCATCTGTTACCTCCGGGTTACGCCGGGTCGGTTAGGGTTAAATAAAAAAAGACCACAATCCGCGTTAGCAGAAAGTGGCCTTTGTCCTCGTGTGTTATGAGGGGTAAGCTTATGTTATTTTATCTAAATAGTCTCTTTGTGTCTCTTAAAACAAACAGGGCATATATAAGCAATTTTATGACCCACCCTGCAAGGATAATCACCTATTATTATCTCCTGCCTTATTAGTTGTGCAACCGAGAGACAACGCCATCTTAGAATAGCTTTCTTTAGTCGGCGTTTATTCATTATCGCTTAATACATCCTCCGCCGCCTCCTTAATCGCTTTAGCGGCCTTACATATCTCGATCAATTTCTTTTTACGCTCTTCGTCGGTCATTCCCAACACCTTGACTCTAGCATAATTACCCTACCACCGCAAGCACATCACCCTCGTACATGATTAAAAGCTCTTGCCCGTCCAACTCTACCTCACCACCGATAAAGTGTGAAAAGATGATGTTGTCATTTACGGTAACGTCATTGATCTTATCGCTTATCGCAATAACTGAACCCTCATCCTGTTCCTTCTTTGCCGTGTCAGGGATAATTATACCGCCCTCGGTAATGTCTTCCTCTTCGGCGCGTTTTACGACTATACGGTTGCCGAGAGGCTTAATGACGCTATCTTTAAGTATGGCAAGTACGTCTTTGTCAGCGCACATGGCTATAAACTTCTCACCGCCAACCTTAACTACAAATCCACTCGTCTTGTTGAATAATACTCGGTCGCCTACCTTGACCTGCATCTTGATAAGCTTACCGTCAACCCATCTTCCAGGGCCAACGTTTACGATCTCGCCACAATGCTGTTCTTTATCTTCTTCGGCGGTTAGGAGAATGCCTCCCGGAGAAGCTTCCTCGCTCCTGTCCGGCCTGATATAGATAATATCCCGCAAGAGTTTAATTTCATCAAGTGAAGCGTCACTCGTATACAAGACTTCCCGCCCGTCCATCCAATCATCGTCAAATGTAGACAATATCAAGCCTCCTTTAAGTGTGTCTCGTTACAAGCCTTTTGATTATACGGTAAGCCCGTCTTACGTCTTCGTTTTCCATCCACTTAGACCCGTAATCAGCCTTCATGCGCCTACGAATTTTCTTTACTTTGCTTCCCCTCATCTTTACCCCAATCTATCTGATCGTAATTATCCGAGCGTGTGCCATCTTCTCGGGGTGTGTCGCCCTTGCCAGCGTCAGGCATCTTTTACAGCTTCTTTTGCGTCCTCGTACTGCCTTTTAACTCTCTTAGCCTCTCTAATAACCTTGTAGCGAATAAAGTACATCACTACTAGGCCGGCAATAAAACAACCTATGTTGACATATATAGAATTCATTTCTTGCCACCTTTCTTCGGTTTCCTTTTAGTTCCTTTTCCACACGGCATAATTTAACCCTCCTCTGTATATTGATCTTTAAAAAAACCTTGCGCCTCAAGTTGAATAACATCTTTTAAATTCTCAGCCATACCAAGTCGTGTTAAAAATGGCGTGTCTGTAGTCCACCATGAATTAATCCCATTATCTTTATCAAGCACACCTATTACAAGGTCTTCTGTCTTGCCTTCATCATACATCTTTTGAAGGTCAGCTATCATAGCGCCAGCTTCATCAATATGAACTATTTTTTCTTTACTCATTAAGCCGCCCCATGTAGTTCTTCCGCCACGTCAAGTGACTCTTCGCGGGCTAGTTCTCTAACTTCCGCTATCTGTTCTTCGATAAAGACCTTACCTTCCTGCGCCACCTTTTGTGCATCAACCTGAACTTTAGCCATTTCTACCTGCACTTTCTGCGCCTCGACCTCCAACTTAGCGGCCTCTAATTGCTGTTCTGGCGACGGTGGTGGTGGTTGTGGCGGCTCTTCTCCCTCTTCGGGGTCTATGAGTCCAGGAGGCGCAAGCTTCTTAAGAATTGATACGATCTCGTCACCATTTACAATATCAAGAGTACCGACAAGCAAATGGGCGATAGACGTAGCCTGTATCGGGTTCAAGACCTTTGCGAGTTCAAGCAATTGTCTAGCAGACTCCTGCCGTTTAGTAGTGAAGCTTGGGCCGACCTCTATCCGCACATCATACCTACCCGCCGATAAGTCATTCTCGGTTAATATGTTCATCGAGTCTTGAGGGTCAAATATACGGTGGTTGAGTATAGCCTCTTCTGTAGTGCCATCAGGATTAATCAACCTTACTGTACGTTTTGTATCGAACACGTTAGGGAGCATTTCAAGTACTATCTTACCAAATTGTGCGATAGCGTCATTGAGATTATCGACGAATTCAAAGGTCTGGACATTGCCTTGACGTTCTTCTGTCTGCAAAGCTATGCCTGACCTATCACCTGTCTGTATGCCTAGTGAAGCATCCTGAAGACCGATAGTGTTCTTAGTGTCTGCACCCATCTGCTGATATTGAAGGAAAGCCGCATCCGGGAGAAACGCAGGGGGGTTGCGTTTTGGCACTAATCCCGGCGCGGCGGGATCTACGTTGAAAGGCAAGTACGCATAATTGACCATACTTGAATTCTGCCATATCTTCTCGTAACCCTTAATTTGCGCCCCTGTTACAACCCAGGGCGCTTTAGGAGCGGTAGTCAAGGATTCGGCAATGGTCGAAATCCAGTAATTAGCCATCATCTGTGCGTCTTTAGCATCCCGTATCAAACCACGATAAATAGTGTAATCACCCACCTCAAGTGTTCTGCCGGCCGCCCTCACGACGGGTATCATAGTACTCATAATCTTATGCGGGCCATCTACTACCTTGTCGCCCGTAAGAATATACTTGTAGACCTCGAAGTACTCGGCATCTCGCTTATTCTCTATAGTAAGCGGGCCTACCTCATCTAGGAGCGCAGGGTCATTTCTTAGGTCGCTTTCCTTGATTACCCGACCATCACTAAGCTGTACGATCTTAACAGTACGCTTAACACGCTTGTACCACTTAGCAAGCAATAGGTCGTTCTCACCAAACCAACGGGTAAAGTAATTAGGATATATACGCGCGGCATCCCCAAAGCTAGTGGGTGTCTCGTCTGGATATTCTTTCTTGAAATCATCTCGGGATATACGGCGTTCAAGGAAACAACTCATTGAGTCCGCCATTGTTATGTCTTCGGAATCTCTATCGGGTATTACTGAAAAGGAGTTCTTTATCTTGCGAAGGAATATATCTTGTTCAAATGCGGTATCAGAGAAGACGGGCTCGCCGTCAACGATATTTGAGGGATAACCCGTATACTTGGTGATTATCTCAGCATAACCAAAGCCATGCCCTACCTGCGCCTTGCCAACGTGCTTCCAGACCTGATTTGCCTTAGACTGATATTCGATATTACTTATCAGCCCACTTCTTAATTCTGCGTTTTCTGGGTCGCTATCACCGTCTACCGGCACAACCTTTATAGCTGGCTTATTCAGGAGCATATCACCCACTACACGGCCTACAAACACGTTCAGGGGGTTAATTGTAAGAGTTGGTGCGCCTCTATTCTTACGGCTTCTATAGTCCGCCGTCAGCCATTGATTTTCCCCACCCTGTAGGAAGTCAACATCATCCTGCGCCCACAAGTGGTTTCGGGAGACGTAATCAGTATCAATGCGGTGTTTCTTGAGAGCCTCCTTGTGGACGGCTTCAAGGTCTTTGGGGTCAAATGGTTTTGTATCTTCAGGCATTATCTTCCTTGCTGGTTGCCGGGGAAAGTATCGAACTTTCGTTCGCGGCTTCAAAGGCCGCTGTCCTGCCGCTAGACGACCCGGCATAAAATAAACAAGCTATCGGTAGAGAATGACTCACTGGCAAAGAGTACCGCTTCAACCAGCCAATATTAATTACATACACAAAAAAACCTTCTTTGTCAAGGGTTGCCATTGTCATTCACCAAAAGATGTCTTTTCCTTCTAAAATAATTAACATCTATTCCTGCTCGACCGCACCATGTTTCTAGGCTCTCGCTCCAACCCTCCGTGCCTTCCTCAAAGAGAAAGCTTCTTGCCTCCTTATGGTCAATATGCGTACTCTTGAGTTTCCTTATATCTTTTACCGCCTGTCCTATGACAGCTAGTGCTAAAGATTTAATACCTGTGTTTTCCATCATATCCCCTCCGCCTCCCTGAAGTCTTCGTGTGCTTGGTCGAGGTTGTTTTCTTTCCATGCTTCAAATTCTCTGTTTTGCCGTGCTATTGTTGCACGTTGATGTCTGCCTATATACTTTTGCCGCATTAGAAAAGTGAACATACTTTCTTGTGGTCGTTCGCCAGCGTAACCACCTATACCTTGTGGTTGTGGTCTCATAGTAGCTATACCAAGCGCACTTCCATGTGAGGCTTTCTGGAAAGCGGCGGCATCTCTAATTTGCGCCCGTCCTGCTAGTGCCTCCAAGTCAACAATAGGCTCGTGACCAGTTGCCCTAAGCGCATCTTTCTCTACAGTCTTCATTCGTTCGGCAATCCTTGCAAGCTCTCTATTCTTCATCCGCTCTAAATAAGCTTGACGTAATTGGTATGAGTCCATATGTACAGAACTACCACAAATACACGGAGCATCCGGTCGCTTACCGTGTATACACATCTGGCGGCGTTGTTCTTTAAAATCAACAGTTAGCTGGTATCCAAAAGGGCGGCGGCGTTTATTCCATTCACTACGAGCTATATAACCACCCTCGACCTTGACTAAATCTATTCCTATCTTAAGCGCTCTACCCTCTGGTTTCAATATGCCGCTAAAACACATATCTTCTCTTTCTTTTCTTGTATATGTTTTAAGGACTTTGTCCATTAGCATATAAGCGCCATTTTTATAAGGCTCCCTCATCATCTCACCCCATCGTTGAGCCACCGTGTTGAATATCCGGTAGCGGGTTTAGTGTGGAAGTCGTATTCTTAATAGGCCACTTTAGGAGTTTCTTTAATTCTTCGTCCTCTATCCGCGCGATCATGTCGAGTATATCATCATGCAAAGAAACTGGAAAGGCTTTATACTCCTCCTCGATAAACACGCTTACAAGGTCTTCTGTCTTACCTTCATAATTTGTCTTGTTAAGGCTCGGGGGAAGCAAGAACCGTCTCTGTTCGAATATAGGTATCAACTTCCTGACACGGTCGTTCTTAGGCATCGGCCCACCGACCTCGGTTATATCAAAGCTGTATTCTTCTATATCCATCTTGTCTTCGATATGGCTTATATCAGCATCCTTACCGTACTTCTCGTAAGCGACTACCGGCGGTTGCCACTTTCTGTGGAGGTAGAATAATGCTTCTGCACGTTGAGTAAGGTTAAGGCGGTCACGGATAAGGTCAAGTAGGTAGAAGTTCCTATCCGGGGCTAAGCCAATCACACCCATGACAGTATAATCGTTTGTCTTCTTCTTAGCGTTAGCAGGGTCGCATATCAAGACCTTGAACATCTTGTCGCCAGTAAGGTTATGCCCATAGTGCTTCAACCACTCAACCTTAAAACCCTGTGACTCATCAGCTACGGGATTTTGCATCTGCTGGCAAGCAAATATATACGGCCCCTGTTTGCGGCGCTTTAAGGCGAGCTCTTCTTTAGTTAAAAATACTGGATTGCCTGTTAATTCTCCATTATCCGTAGCTGGCTTAATCCGAGGAATGAGCACGCCACGACGCATAAGCTCACCGTAAGTATCGTTAAAGTGATACCGTGTACCGGCGTGTCTTATCACACCCCCTCGTGCGCCCAAGTCCTGCGCGAGTTCCCAAGCCTCTGTAGTCTTTTTAATCATATCTGGCGTACCAACGCTTTTCTTCTCAACCAGATCGTCGAATATCATCTTCTTAAAGTGCTTACTGGTAGGCATACTATCAACAAGGCCGTGTGCTTCAAGCGTAGACTCTTTAGGATTGCTCTTGCGCTTAACGATAAGCCCATCGTCCTCTGACCATTTAGGGGCTTGCTTCTCGGGGTTTTCCCATAGGACTTCTGAAAAGAGTTTCTTTAGGAGGGTGTTGTTCTCAAACTCGCGCTTAATCTGGCGCAAGAAGCCCTTTGCTATAGGGCGTGTGTGGGAGAATATGCCAAATGTAACTTCTGGGTCGTTTAGGATGTCTTGGATGGTAAGGCCGAAGGTAATAATAGTGGATTTGTAATGCTCTCTCGCCCATAGGTCAAGATAACCATCTGGGTCAGCCTGGACTTCCCGGCATCTATCGAGTAGCCATTGGTCTTCTATGTCTTTACGCCCACAACCATACCTAATGAGGTAATATAGGTCTGTCTTGATTAGAGCTTTGACTTGCCGCGTCCATTGCTCCGGGTTGCTCGCCAATAGCTTCTCTAAGCAAGTCTCCAAGTTCTTGTACTGTTGCAGGGTCGTAAGAATGGGTAACGTTTGCGTCAATCTTCACGTCCTTTGGTAAGATTTTGATCCATACCTTTGTGTAGAAATCGCTTCGGTTTTGCGGTTTGCTAAAATGGTCGTAAGCGCCTTGAACACCACCGAGCTTATTAAATATGTCCTCAACGGAGGCTTTAGCACTCATAGTTAGCTTGTTCTTGGTTCCTTTTGGCCTGCCCGGTGCGCTACCTTTCTTAAATTTACCCTTATTTCGTTCCACCTTAACCTAGCCTTACTTTTAGGTTTCTACCGGCTCTAGTGTTATCTTAACTACCGCCTGCCTGTTTACTAGTGAGGTCATGCTCATTATTCCTACTTCGTCCTGTTCAAAGAGGTCAAGCTCTAAGCGCCACCCTCCCGTAGTCTTCATATTCTTCATACCGGTGAGTTGCGCGTTGATCGTGAGCTTATCTATCTTAGCCATACCCCTTACTTAGCAGAATTAGAGGGGTTTGTCAAGATTACAGGCCAAAGTCTGCTAGAGTTTCATCTAACCAATCCATAGCTTCGTCTGTATCCTCGTTCTGTGTGATAAGGTTTTTTACTATACCTTCAAATATCTCTTGGCATAACACATCGTCTTTTATTTTGCTCGGCGTTCCTACCCTCTTCGGCCTCATGTGGAAGGGTAGGCCGGATGGATGGTTGGAGCAGGTGCAGGGCCAAACAGCCACATAATCTCCATCACGTAAATACCCTTCATCTTTATCCTCACACCTCTTACACATCTTCTCTCTCCTTCCATTGGGCGCAGGCTTCTCTAAAAATATCATCTTCATGTATTCTACGGCCTTGTTTCAATAAAACATTTGGCGACGTTGTGAAGCCATTATTGTAAGTTGGAGGATTGAAAAAGCATCTATTCCTTTTCCGATACTCACAATCCTCGCAAGTCTTATCCTTCCACATCTTTACCCTCCATCTTGATTAGGTCTGCGGCTGTACATTTAATGCAAGCATGAGCAGTATATGGATTGTCCATTGCATCGTAATTTATTAGGCAACCACACTTTTCTTCTTCGCCCGCTATATACCTCAACCCCTCTATAAGCTCCTTCTTGTCGGCTTGGAGTTGTTTAATTTTCTCGTTAGCCAACCTATTGTATTCGTGTGTCTGCTCAAGGATGTTTTGGCTATCCCTATCCTCTGGGTCTTTCTCGAATAGAAGTTCTTGTTGAAGTTCCTCGATCCTTAAGTAAAGGTCGTGGAGTTTATCAGCCGTATCACCGCCAATCGCAGTAATACCATCCCTGCGGATGTTTAAAGTTCGGTAAAATTCTAGCTCCTCCTTCAACTGGTCTATGGTGGCAAGTAAACGATTAAGATCGTACTTGTAAGGCCCTGGTGGCATCTTTGACGCTTGCTTTCTTAATAACTCTATCTCCTCATCATTCAACATTTTCTTTGGCCTCCTTAGGTTTTATTTTAGTCTTATTGTTATATCAGGGGCAATCGTTGATTGAATATCGGCACATCGGTCGGATGTTGTATGCGCCTCCCACTTAATATTGATTTCAGCAATCTTTTCTGCCCCTACCTGCTCAATCCTTTTTTGCAAAAGAGCATCGACCTCTCTAATAAGTTCTGGTCGTAAGGGTTGGGGTTAGATGATATACAATGGCTGTAATGCCATCCCGCCATATCCGCCCTGTCCGCAAATACACAATTACAGGTAAAAGCCAACAACCCTTCTTTTACTAAGTGTCTTGTCTTCGCTTCTTGTGTCATAGTTTAACCCTTTCCTGAATGTCTTAAGTCATCTATCATAAATACGATATTAACAATGATCGAAAAAAGTCCGTATAAAGCTAAAAGATATATTATAACTTCCCACCAAGCCATATCACTTACCCCAACTCTCTGTAAACGCTGTGGCGAAGGGTAGGGGGTTGAGATATTTTATCTCTAAGAATTGCATATGGTGTTCTGGTATACTCAACTTTTTATCTATAAGATGTGAATTATCGAAACCATATTCTCGTATAAATTTAGCCCACTTCTCCTTATTCTCTGGTAGCTGACAGAAGGTGAGGAGCTTACCAAAATCATCCCAGCGTTCCGGCTTAAAGTTGATTTGAGTTTCGCAATCAAGACTATGCACTCTTATCGGTCTGCTCACCAAAGCCGGACAAGTACACTCGTACCACTTCCCACCCATCATTTCAGTTACCTTACGGCTTATATCTTTATTCATTGGTTCTCCTTCTATAAATTCTTGCGATACACAGTCTTTTACAGGGCAAATAAAAGGTGGTTCCATGTTTCGCAATGAGAGAAAGGTCGGCGCTAAATATCTTATTACGGCCTCACACTCTACACATTCATAATCCTGGTATGCAATACTCATCCCCTTATCCTCTCTCGGCTAGAAATGCCCGGCTGATTGCTAGTGGTGCGGTGGGGGCTTCGGCTTGTTCTCCTAAGTTTTCACCAAACCATATCCTAATCCCTAAATGAGAAATAGACATATCTATATTATTCATCTTCTCAACCAACCCCCAAGCGTCCTGAATATCTTCGGAGTAACTAGGAATACCCTGACAAGGCACACAAAAGATGCCTCCACCATCAGGAGCAATGGCGGCCTCGTCACTACCACAAATCCAATGACCGGGGATAGGTTGATGAAACTTATACCCCAATTTCTCGGCTACGCAACGATCTGTTTCCCTTCCCGCTTCGTGGCTTTCTATACTCTTTGTGCATACGGTACATTTCATTTTCCTTCTCCATTCATGGCATCATGGATATGGTCATACCCTCTTATAACCACGTTAGGGTTTTCTTGCTCATACATCAAAGAAGCAAGTATAGCGGCCTCCCTGACTTCAGTAGGTGTATAGGTCTTCTGATAGATTGCATTCTTAATCATATCAACAAGTCCGTGAAATATTGGGTCTTCTTTATATCTTTCTTCAACCTTCATCCTCCACTTCCTTTCTCGTAGTTCTAGTGTTAACAAAGCTTTCCGTGTTTATGTTCACGGGTTTTGTTGTAGGCCAGCTTAGTCTCGATTGCTTTTTCCATATCTATACCGAACTTTTCGGCGAGGTCGAGAACACGCATAATAACGTCAGCTAGCTCTACCGGGAAACCTTCTGGTTTATCTTCGGGTGTTACCTGTACGTGAGGAATTATTTCCCCGTTGCGAGTATAAAAAATATCCATAATCGGCGAACCTTTCCGATACTCTTCTAATGCCTCGCTAACCTCACTATGAACAAGACAGAGTATTTCGGGAATATCAGGCTCACCTTCGTGAAACCCTTTATCCTTCGCTATCTCGTATATCTCTTCCTGGATTTCTTTGATGTCCATCTGTCGCTCTCCTATCTATTAGGGGTTGGGGTTAGGCGTTTTCCATACTAAAGTTACTATATGCGCTTTTCTCTCAATGTCCCTCTTAATTAATTGGGATAATTCTTTCACACAATTATCAATACTGTCTTTCTCCGGTGGTATCCAATTATTCTTTACTAAATCTGAAAAATTAATACCATTACAAAAAAACTTCTCGGCGGCTCATGGGCAAGATAAAACTCATCCAGCCTCTCTTTTGCCCATTTATCACGCTCAACTATCTCGATACAAACTTCACAAAAATCTTTCTCAACATTCTCAGGTGAAACAAAACCCCTACGCCCACGCTTCATATCCCATTGCTCTATTGGTCTACCCGAACTATCATGGTGGCCTAAAACTTCTCCATCAGTAATATCTCGTGCCCAATGATATTCATACCCACAAAACTTACAAGTAATAATCCCGCCAATAACTACATGGTCACTCACAATCCCCTCCTAACCTTTGTCGCCCTGTAGGGCTTTTAGTTTCATAAAAACTTCATCTTCTGGTAGCGGACAATCTTTTATCCACTCTATGTCTTTTTTTACTTCCCATTGGTCGGGGATATAAAGCTCGGACAAATCCACCCCCTTAAAAACATTTAATCGTAAGCTCTTGCCCCAATATTCACTATAAAGATTTTCCGCAAAACGATGCCAAGCAAAAACGTCAGACTGTTTGTGTAGGGTCACGCATAGGCCGTCTACCCTGTCTAGTAACCAAGTAACGGCTACCATATTGTCGAGCTTCGCCGTGTAAATATATATTTTAGACGATGAACTGTTTTTAATATCGCTAATCACCTTATCAACCAGCTTTGGTTTCAAGAGCGGCTCACCACCAGTAAGCAGTATCTCATCGTAAGGGCTGTAGTCGTCACACACGGGAAGGGCTTTTAAATCCCAATCCTTATTACAACACCCCTCACAAGAACGGTCACAGTCCTCAAAAAGTAATAATCTTAATTTCATTTTCCTAACCCTTC